CAGTTTGTTTTGAGTGCTGATGGTCAAACTGTAACAATAAATGGATTAGAAGCAAGTGAATCAAATATAACTGTAAGTGCTACCCTTAAGAAACAGGCATTAAAGAGTAAACAAAAAGAATATGTAAGAAGTCAAAAAATTGCTGTTGAAAAAACAGCAGTTGGAATTAACACCGCTTTGACTGGAATGGAGATAAGTAAAAATTATGGGCTTCGTGTTGAAGATAAGGAAATATCATTAAATGTGCCAGATGCAGTAAAAATCATAGGTGTTTATGAGTCACTTAATTCATTATCACCCACTTTAGATAAATTTACTTTCCCATCTGGATTATCGTTGAATACAGAATCAATATTAGGAGAAAAGATAATCGGTTCTGATACTGGAGCAGTCGGACAAATTGTTAGTAGAAATTCAACGACTGAGATTGAGATATCAATATTATCATCAAATGCATTTAGTATTGGTGAAATAATTACATTTGAAGAATCAAATATAACGACTACCCTACAAGATATAACATTTGGTAATCACTTAAATATTACAAATAGATATGAGTTGGATAAAGGTCAGAGAGAGGAGTTCTATGATTATTCAAGAATTGTAAGGAGAAAGGATTTTTCACCAGCATCTAGAAAACTTTTAATAGTTTATGATAGATATGACGTTCCTTCTGGAGATAGAGGTGATTTCTACACAGTTGCTTCGTATACTCAAGAAAGATTTAGTAAAGATATTCCACACTTAAAAAATGGATTGAGAGCTAGTGATACAATTGATTTTAGACCAAGAGTTGGTGCATATGGTGGAACAGGATCACCGTTTGCATTTTCAAACAGAAATTTCAACGATGCATCTAATCCAACTACCATAGTAACTCCAAATGAAAGTTCAATTATTGGGTATAATTTTTATCTACCAAGAATTGATAAAGTAGTTTTAGATTCATCAGGAGAAATAGTTGTAATAGCAGGTGAATCTTCAACCAATCCAACTCCCATATCTGTGCTTGATAATGCTATGGTCTTAGCAACTATACAATTACCTGCATATCTTTATGATCCAGATGATGCGAAAGTTATCTTAGAAGATAACGTTAGATTTACCATGAAGGATATTGGTAAGTTAGAGGACAGAATTGAAAATTTGGAAATTACATCATCTTTGAGTTTGCTAGAATTAGATACAAAAACACTTCAGATACAAGATGCAGATGGTTTATCAAGGTTTAAAACTGGATTTTTTGTAGATGATTTTAAAAATACTAATCTAATTGATATTGAAAATGTTGATTGTAATGTCACTGTTGATGTTGAAAAACAAGAGTTAGAAACCACAACTAATTTTTGGTCAGTTAAACCACAACTAGCATTAGATCCCTCGATTAATGTTGCTACTGCTGATTTTTCTACAAATTTACCACTTTTAGATTCAAATTGTAAAAAAACTGGTGATTTAATAACTTTAGATTATGAAGAGGTATCTTGGTTAGGTAATCCACTTGCATCAAGAGTAGAAAATGTTAACCCATTTAATCTAACTGGGTTTATAGGAACTGTAAAATTAGATCCTGCAAATGATACATGGGTTAGAAATATAGAGGTATCTGGGGGTAGTAAAACAATAACAGGTACAGTTGCTAGAACTTACGTTGAGAAAAAACAAATTAGTTCAAAACCTGATGATCACATAAGGTCTCGTAATGTTGGATTTAGTGCAGACGGACTTAGACCAGTTACAAGATTTTACCCATATTTTGATTATACAAGTGGAATCAATTTAATTCCAAAATTGTTAGAAATATCTATGGTAAATGGTATATTTACAAAAGGTGAAACAGTTGAAGCACTAAAAGATGGTCAAAGAGTAGCTATTTTCAGGATAGCTCAACCAGATCATAAATCTGGAGATATAAATTCACCATCTCTTACATTTAATGCAAATCCATATGATACCTCACTTAGTTTAGGATCTGTATATTCTGCTTCCTCAACAGTATTGAATATTGATATAAACGCTCTTGTTGATGAAGCAAAAGGTAGTTTTTATGGTTATATTCCTACAACTGGTACAATTACACTTCTTGGTCAAAGTAGTGGTGCACAAGCATCAGTGACTAATGTTAGATTAGTTGCTGACACTTATGGAGACTTATATGGTTCATTCTTCTTTGAAGATCCTCTTAAAACCCCTGCTCCAAGTTTAAGATTTAAAGTTGGAACAAGCACCTTTAAGTTGTCATCTGAATCAAGTATAACCACCGCCATAAAAGACGGAAGTATATTATTATCAGAGGCTGGCACTGAATATGTCACAAATGGAAAGGTTAATACAATTCAATCTACCAATATAACAGTTCGAGTTCCACCTCCTGTATTTTATAAAAAATCTGGTGGTTCCAAGTATACCTTTGCTAAAAAGAGTTTGATGTCCAAACTAAAAGGTGATACCAAAGGATTGGGTAAAAATTTTGCAAGTAAAATTAGCGGATTTAACGCCAACACTAAGGGATACATGAAAGTTAAGAAATCTGTTAAGAAAAAAGCTTTAAGAAAGAAGAGTAGCTCTCCGTATAACACTTATAATGGTAAACAGTATCAGGGAATTGATCCGTTATCACAAACATTTAAAGTTGATGAGGACGGTGCATTTTTAACTTCAGTTGATTTATTTTTTGCAAGAAAAGATCCAAATGAAAATATTTCAGTTGAAATAAGAACAACTGAATTAGGAACACCTACAACTCAAATAGTTCAAGATTTTGCTCGTGTTGTGATAAATCCTGTTGATATTAATGTTTCAAGTAATGGAGAAGTTGCAACTAGAGTAACATTCCCATCTCCAATATATCTAGAACCAGATACAGAGTATGCATTAGTTCTTGGAGTACAACAATCAATTGAATATGAGGTATGGATATCTCGTATGGGTGATCGAACTGTAAATACACAAAGTTTACCTGATGCCGAGTCAGTTATCGTAACTCGTCAATATCTTGGTGGTAGTTTATTTAAATCACAAAATGGTTCAGTGTGGACTGCCAGCCAATATGAAGATTTAAAATTCCAACTTTATAAAGCATCATTTGTTGAAGACGAAGGAACTGTATTTTTCTACAATTCCAAGATGGAAACAAAAACAGGTAATATTGAAAGATTGTTACCTAATGCAATTAAAACACTACCAAGAAAATTAAAAGTTGGTATTGTAACTACATCTGACACTGACGGATTACTCACAAATGGTGTTAAGGTAAGTGATTCTACAACAGCAACTGCAATTCAAGGATATATTGAAAATGTGGGTGGTGCTGTTTCCACACTTGCGATTACTAATACAGGACAAGGATTTGTGGCAAGTCAAACATATACTGCGGTTCCTTTGTATAATATTACTGGTAATGGAAGTGGAATGACAGCCACAATAGCAACAAATTCAGATGGACAAGTATCATCTGCATCAGTTACATCTAATACAGGTGGTGCAGGATATGTCGTTGGTGACGTTCTTGGTATTTCAACAAGTAATGTAATTAAAGGTTCAAATGCATTAATCAGTGTAACACAAATCAGTGGTAAGAGTACACTTTACCTTAAAAATGTTCAAGGTGAAGAATTCACGACAGGTCAACCATTAGTTGTTACAAGTGGTGGTTCACAAGTATCACTCGCAACAACAACAATTCTCACATCAGCAACTTACGATGATAAGTATGAGGGTAATGTGTTAGAAGTTAATCATTTTAATCATGGTATGGAGGCAGATAATAATTTTGTTACTCTTGCTGACGTTGAACCAGATACAACTGCAATATTGTTAACAGATTCTCTTGCAGTCGATGATCAAGTAATATCAGTGGCAAGCACATCAGAATTTGCTACATTCGCTGGAATATCAACAACTCAAGGATTTGTTAAGATTAATAGTGAAATTATTTTCTATGATAGTATTGCCACAAATCAACTTGGAATTGGAACAAGAGGTGTGGATGGAACAATACCAAGAACACACAATACAGGTGATCGTTTATTTAAATACGAATTGAACGGAATGAGTCTAAGAAGTATAAACAATAATCATGATATGGCTTCGATGCCTGTAGGTGTTAATGCACTTAAAAATATTGACCGTTATTATTTGAGTATTGATCGAGGTTCCTCTTCTTCAGGAGATTCTCAAATTAGTTTTACTGATGAGTCAAGTGTTGGTGGAGAAAATATATTTGCTTCACAAAACTATCAGTTTGATAGTCTGATTCCACAATTCAATACTTTATTACCAAACTCTGATACAGGAATGTATAATCAAATCAGAACTGTTTCTGGAACTAGTGCTGGTGGAAATGAGGTCTCCTTTATTGATCAAGGGTTTGAAGGTATCACTATTAATAATGAAAATAAATTATCAACACCAAGACTTTTATGTTCTGAAATAAATGAAATTAATCGATTGACAGATTTGCCTTTAAATCGATCATTTACTTTCTCATGTATAATGTCTACATCAAGCACAAATGTGTCTCCTGTTATTGACATACAAAATGGTGTCATAATTTATCAAAGATCAAGATTAAATCGACCAATACTTGATTATGTCAAAGATGGTCGATCAGAACAGGCATCTGGTGATCCACACTCTTCAGTTTACATTAGTAATCAGGTAAATCTTAAAAATCCTGCAACATCTCTCAAGGTTTTAGTTTCCGCATACAGAGATGCTTCTGCTGACTTTAGAGCTTTCTATCAATTAGTGAGAGCAGATGGATCTGCAACAGAGTTATCTTATAATGCATTTCCTGGTTTTGATAATTTGGAAGATACAGATGGTGATGGTTTTGGTGATAAAGTTATTGACTCTTCTAAGAATACTGGAAGACCAGATGCATTTGTTAGTCCAAGTTTAGTTGATGAATTTAAAGAATATCAATTTAGTGTGGATGACTTAGAGGAATTTATTGGATATAAAATTAAAATTGTGTTCAGTGGAACTAATGAAGCAAAATCACCTCGATTAAAAGATTTACGAACAATCGCACTTGCATGATTCCAATTAAAGACCATAAAAATCTCTTTAGAGATGAAAAAACAGGTGCTGTAGTTAATACAGACACTAATGGTTATACTCAATATAAAAAAATGAAATCTGCTAAAAAAAGTCAGAGGGAAGAGCTTGATAGAATAAAAGAGGATATTGAAGAGATAAAACTCTTATTAAAACAAATTGCGTCAAAATAGACGGGTTACTGGAAATATAAATATATCTAGAATCCTGATATTGTTTTTAAATGGCAGTTTACGTAAGTAATCTAACTGTTAATACTGGAACTACATTTTCTCAAATTTTTACTTTGGAAAGTGCAGACACAAATTCTGCTACGGATTTGACTGGTTTTACTGCTTCTGCACAGATGCGAAAGCATCCTGGTAGTAGCACTGCGACTGATTTTCAAACGTCTATAATTAATGCTTCGGGTGGAAGAATACGAGTTGGACTTACAACAAGTCAAACTTCTGTTCTTAAACCTGGAAGATTTATGTATGATGTTCTTATTACAGATACATCTGGTGAAGTTACAAGAGTGTTAGAAGGTTCAGTTTTAGTCAGAGAAGGAGTTACTAAGTAATGGCAGATATAAAAGTCAGAGTCGGTCAAAAAAATGCTATTAAGGTAACATCCTCATTAGCAGGTGCATCTGCAGGATCTCTAGGTGAACTAAGTGATGTGAATGTTAGTAATCCACAAAATGGAATGGTTTTAGTATACAATAGCACGACACAACAGTGGACTGGAACATTAGAATTAACTCCAGGTGCAACACAGAATTTGGACATAAACGGAGGTAGCTTCTAGAGATGGCAAGTATTATAAGAGTTAAAAGATCGACTGGAACTACAGCACCGTCGTCATTACAATTTGGTGAAGTCGGTGTAACTCTGAGTGGTAGTGGTACAGTATCGAATAGTGGTGACAGATTGTTCGTTGGAGATAACGGAGGTAATCCACAAGTTGTTGGTGGTAGATATTTCACAGATTTATTAAGTATTGGTCCAGGTTTAGTTGCAGGTCAATCAAACCCTGCCACTGCTTCAAATGGATTTGTTCCTGTTCTTGACCAAAATCAGAAAGTTGATCAGTGGAATGTAGATAATTTAAGATTAGATGCAAACGTTCTTTCGTCTACAAATACAGATGGGGATATTTTCCTCACACCTAATGGATCTGGTGAAGTAGTTATCGGAGATGATATATTTCTAACTTTTGGTGATAGTAAAGATGTAAAAATAGAATATGATGAGGATGGTGATAATAGAGTAGAGGTATCTTCTCCAACTGGTGCAGATTGGGCATATCTTGACGGTGTAGCAGTCTTAGTTGAAGATACGACTGATTCTGCCACAAAAGATACTGGTGCCCTTACAGTCGAAGGTGGAGTAGGTATAGAGAAGAGTGTCAATATAGGTGGTAATATTAATGTAGCAGGAGTATCAACATTTGTAGGTGTTGTTACAACTACAGGTGATTTATTTGTAGGTGGTGATCTTCATGTTAAAGATGATATCTTCTTTGATGAAGCAACCATGCGTAATCTTAGGGTTACTGGTATATCGACCTTTGAAGGAGATGTGCATCAAACAGGTGGAGTATTTCATGCACTTGATGCAAGAATCGGTGGTGTTGGTATTTCATCAAATATTATTTCAACTAAACAAGGTCATGGTAATCTTTTATATATTGACCCATTTCCTGACGGTTTAAGTAACGAAGGTACAGTTATTGTTAAAGGTGACTTACAAGTTGATGGCACAACTACAACAGTTGACTCATTTACAGTAAATTTGAACGATCCAATCATCAACTTAGGTGTTACAACCAGCACAAGAACTGTAATGATGACTGCACTTGCTGGTGTCAGTACAATCAAACTTGATACAACTGCTGGTATTAATACAGGTGATAGTATTTCTGGGACAAATATAGCAGTTGGAACTACAATTTCAACTTATGATTTAGGTGAGTCATTAGTTACAATTACTAATGCTGTTCAAGTTGGTGGTATTGCGACTACAACCCAATTGACTGTTACAGCAAATGTTGACACAAATACTGATCGTGGTGTAGCATTTGGTTATAATACAAGTTCAGGTGCTGGTAATCAAAAGACAGGTTTCTTTGGATATCATGATCTAGGTGGTGATGCAAGTAATGCACCAGAAAGATCATTTACTTATATTCCAGAAGCCACAATTGTAAATAATCTAGTAAGTGGTACAAAAGGTTTCCTAGATATTAAGGGGATATATTTCCAGAATGGTGATTATGATACCACTGGAAATGGTATTGTTTACTTTGATTCAACAGGTAAGCAAGTTGGTGCTGCTGGTACCGCTGCAGGTATAACAACATCTAACTTCATACTGACTACTGATGTAAACAACATTCCTAAATGGACAACAACGATTGATGGAGGTTCCTTCTAAACTATGACAAATCCTAATGATGTTGATGTGAATGCTTTGATTAAAATTTATAACCAAAAAATTTCTACATTAACCAACCAAAATATTCTTCTTGAAGCAAAATTACAAACGATTGTTCAAGATCATTTAGATGCTCAAAAAGAATTACTAGCAGAAAAACTTGAAATCCAAGAAAAGTACGAAAATTTATTAGCAGATATAGAAGAGGAAGATGGCGAAACCAACAACTAGACAACAATTAATTGACTACTGTTTTAGGAAGTTGGGTGCTCCTGTATTGGAAATAAATGTAGATGATGATCAAGTTGATGATTTAGTGGATGATGCAATACAACTTTTTAACGAACGTCATTTTGATGGTGTTGAAAGAATGTATCTTAAATATGAAATTACACAAGGTGATATTGATAGAGGAATAGGTGCAAAGATTGCTGGTGAAAGCACAATCGACGGAAAAAATGGTATTGGTATAGTTACCACGACATCTACATCAACAAATATACCTGGTTATGGAACCACAACCACAACATTTTATGAAAACTCAAATTTTTTACAAATACCTGAATCAATTGTAGGTGTGCATAAAATATTTAAATTTGATACCAGTTCGATATCTGGTAGTATGTTTAGTATTAAGTATCAGTTATTTTTAAATGATTTGTATTATTTTAACTCTGTTGAACTTTTACAATATAGTATGACAAAAACTCGTCTTGAGGATATTGATTTTTTACTTACACCTGAAGCACAAGTTAGATTTAACAAGAGACAAGACAGATTATACTTAGATATTGATTGGGGTGCACAAACTGCTGGTAACTTCTTAGTTTTAGATTGTCATAGAGCATTAGATCCTGATACATTTACTCAAGTCTATAATGATTATTTTGTTAAGTTGTATTTAACTGCTTTGATAAAAAGACAGTGGGGTCAGAATTTAATTAAATTTAGAGGAGTTAAATTACCTGGTGGTTTAGAACTTAACGGAAGAGAAATATATGATGATGCAGAAAGAGATTTGGAAAGAATTAAAGAGAAGATGATGCTCGAATATGAGTTACCTCCTCTCGATTTTATAGGGTGATGATAGATGGCATTAAATCCCTTTTTTCTACAAGGATCTCAGAGTGAACAGAGACTCGTTCAAGATTTAATAAATGAACAACTTCAAATTTACGGTGTTGAAGTAACATATATTCCAAGAAAATTTGTAAGAAAACAAACAATAATTAAAGAAGTTCAATCATCTGCTTTTGATGATAATTTTTTACTAGAGGCATATGTAAATACATACGAAGGTTATGGTGGTCAAGGAGACATCATGACTAAATTTGGTGTGAGTTTAAGAGATGAACTTACACTTACGATATCAAAAGAAAGATTTGAAGATTTTATATCACCATTTTTAGAATCAGATGAAGACTATGAGTTATCTACAAGACCTCGTGAAGGAGATATCATATTCTTTCCACTAGGAGCAAGATTATTTGAAGTTAAGTTTGTTGAGCACGAAGAACCATTTTATCAATTAGGAAAAAATTACGTATATCAACTTAAGTGTGAACTCTTTGAATATGAGGATGAGGTTATTGATACTGGAATCGATATTATTGATTCTCAACTTGAGGATATAGGATATATTACCACACTACAATTAATAGGAACTGGTGTGACAGCAACTGCTAACGCACAAATAAACCCAGAAAATAGAGGTTATATTCGTGAGATTGTATTGAATGATGATGGTAGTGGATATTCAAGCACACCAAATGTTGCAATTTCAACTGCTCCATTTGGTGCAGGTAATGTTGATGCAACTGCTGTTGCTATTACAACCACAAGGGCTGGTATATTTTCTATTGATCGAATATTATTAACAAATGCTGGTGCTGGATATACAACTCCACCCTCAGTCACCAT